TTGTATTGTGATGCGTATTTCTTTTTGCTGACTTTTTTCAGCAACATTGATACGCTGAATTAGTTTTTCAACAGTGGGTAGGGTATCCGGTAGTTTATTTTGAGACATTTGTCAATACCTGTTTCATTTCTAATTCTGTTTTGAAAGGACCTTTGTAAGGATATCTTTCTAGAGTAATTTTTTTAGGACAAAAACTTTTTACCCAGCCTTTGTCAAATTTAATTGTATAATATCCTGCACAGTATAGACTTTTTGAATCTGAACTCTTAGTAAATAGCGGAAGTTTCTTTCGAATATCAAACATAGCATTATGAGGTTCCGTACTAGTAGGATATCCATGTACTTCGTTAGGTAATGCGTTTTCAGATTCTTTAACAATCTTAACCGTAAAAAACTTTTTACCAAACTCTCGAGTTAGACTTTCTTTGGTCTCATAGATCTTGACACCGGTCTCATTGCTCATTACGAATCGATTGTCTTCATTTTTTCGAAGAGTAGCAATCTTTTCTCCGTCTTGTTCAACGATCCAGAATTTATTATCGATGATCGGTTTAGCGTGTATCTCTGTCATAGTATTCTCCCAGCATGTGTCTGTGGCACAGTCGCAGGTATCTTTATACCGACAAACTGTGGTCCTCTTTAAAATTATATCTGGCATTCAATGGCTCCGCATAAGATGCAGCCTGTTCGGAAATTTTCTTTAAATCATACAGGCCGCAGAATTTCATCAGTTTAACTCCGACTTGATTGATATTTTTATTTGCTCCGATCGCTTCGGCTATAGTTGTTGCAATGATTTCTTTAATATGATCGGGTTGATAGCTAAGATCAATCAATCTACGATTGCGTTCATAATCTTCTAAGACACGATGTTCTTTGCCTTCGTGATCGGACCATCTCTGTAGCATGAGATTGTTCCACGCAAATCCTTTGCTTTTACGATCTTCGAACGCTTCAGTAAGACCAACTTTTTTGCTTGTACCTTTAGTACGCACACCCGGATACGCTGAGAAGACATTATCACTGGTATCACCACGCATACATTTTTCAAACAAGAGCCATTCTGGGTTAGGTGCAGGCTTTGGCTCTTTTGTTTTCTTGTCGATAACTGGTTTACCTTTGTCATCAAAGATACCTTCGTGTGTTATAACATGTTCCATTACGCCATTATACTGTTTTACGTTGGGTGCGATAAGCTGAACGAAATCTGTATCTGTAGAAATAATAACATGATTGTCATCTGGATGACTCTGTATCCAGCCTGCAATAAGGTCGTCTGCTTCTAATTGATCGTTGCGTAAAACTGTGCAATTAGTTTTATCTATAATAAACTCTTTAAATGTATCAAAGGCTTCCCAAAATACTCGATCTTCTTCTTGCTCTCGTTCATTTAAGGCAGCACGAGCATCTGAACGATTACGCTTATAAGGTGCATAGTAGTCTTTGCGCCAACTACGCCCTTCTAAACAGAAGATAACGTGAATACCATTAAACTGTTGCCATGCTTTTCTAATGGAATTTAGGGTTATATGAAAAGCCATGCCGAGCTTGATGTCTGCATCGCCGTTAATAACATGTCTAGCACGAAAGAACGTGTTAGCAGTATCAACTAAAATATAGGTCATTGATTATTCTTCTTTACACTCTGTATGTCTATCACACCGGTATTTACAGGTCCACCGTAATCACCGTCCACTACTACGTTTGCACAGAGTTCACGGAACCAGCGATCAACGATTTCTTCATCTTTGTCACCGTCAGCACCATATCCCTCTTGCTTTAATTTTAACACAAAAAGGTCATTCCAGTCAAGTTCGAAGAACCCATTTCGAATATTGTCCTTATTTACATGTGTATTTAACACCCCGACCCATGGTTCTTTACGCCGATTTGCTCTTTCTTTTGGCGATAATTTAGCCAATTCTTGTTCTTGAGCAATTTCTTTTAGATTTTTTTCGGCTTCTTCTTTGAGTTTATTCGCTTCTTCTAGAGATTGTCTGGCTTTTTCGATATTGGCTTCGATTTGATCTAAGCCCATTAATCGTTTAACAAAGTTTTTCATTAAGTTCCCCACTCATTTTTAAATAACGGTACCTGTAGTCTATCACTGTAGCGTAAACCATTCTTCATTGCTAGTTCTGCGACACGGCGATTATTTAGTGTATAAACACTTTCAACACCACCCACCGGCATCAGATAGCATGGACCTTGAAATCCTTCTGCACGATAAATGTCTAATGTTTCTAATGCTTCTTCGGCATCTTCTTCTGTAGCCACGACAAATTTAAGATATGTATATCCAACTTCTTCATAGCCGCAAACTACATCCGGTCGAATAGCAACACTGCGTTCTTCTCCAGAACAACTCAATTTAGCACTAACTGAAAAGGTTAACGCATCGTGACCCCTCTTGCCCCATTTAGGATTCAATACCCAATCAAGTAAAAAATGTTTAAATTCTTTTGTAAGTTCTTGAGTACCATTAGTTTCAAATGTCAATTCTTTAAGATTCTGCATCTTAGAATGACTCAATAATTCGGGATAGATGTTTTGCCATTTCAACAAAGGTTCTCCGCCTGTAATAACCAAATGTTCATCTTCCCAACGATTGTAAGGAAGTATATTCATTATATTTTCTACAATTTCTTCAGGGGAATAAAAAGGACTTAGATGCTTAAATGCTGGATGCCATGACGCATAACTATCACAGCCTGTACTAACCAACGGCAATTCTTCATAAGTCTTATAAAGATGCACATTGGCAGCAATAGGATCAACTTCATTTGTGCTTTCGCCTTTTGGCATGCCAAATCCAGCACATTTGAAGTTGCATCCAAATGTACGCATGAAAACAGAAGGGACGCCCATGTAGCGTCCTTCACCTTGTACACTATAAAATAGTTCTGCTAATTTAATCTTTTCCATTCTTTATTATACCATTATTAATAAATGTTGTCAACTCTTCCTTGACCAAACTCCACGAACCGTCCTTGTTATCGATCCAATGTAAGCTATCACCTTCTTTCCAACCTGCTTCTTTAAGAAGATCGTTAGGCAAAGGCAATATACCATTCTCGTCAACAGTTACGATCCAGCTTTTCATGTTCGAATTATTTTTCTTTCTTCTTCTTCTCTTTTTTGTTGTTCTAAATGTTCTTTCATTATTTTTCTACATTCTTCTTTAACTTGTATAGGATAATCAGGATGCCAGTGTGCATCTCTACAATCATAAACTACACCCGTTGATTTTCCAAAATCGGAAAAAACTAAAATCACTACAGACATAATGACTAAAAAAAATATCCAAATATCTTTCAAATTTGGTCGCTGATCATTATTTTGCATAAAAGGGCATCTTTTTCATTGTTAAAATCAAAATGCATACATTCTGCACTGATTTCGGTTACATACTTACCACCAGGTAATCCAAAATGTTCTATTATCTGAGCACAGGTTTCATTCCACCAGGAATTGCTTTGATTTTTCCAAGGAACAGTAATTCTTACCATTTACGATAATTTCCTCTTTCGGGAATAACATGACGTACACCGCCGGTAGGATCTTCCATATCTCCCTTGCGTCTTGGAATAAGATGTACATGCGGCCATTCGACGGTTTGACCAGCGGCATGCCCGTAATTAAAACCAACATTAAATCCATCCCACTCTCCCAAGTGTACCCTTCGAATGCCATCCTGTACAGCCTGTTCGAAACAATCCATTAGAACATGAACTGTATTATATTTAGGCACGAATAACAAGTGTCCTTCGGTTACTGGATATTTGTCAGCAAACACCGAAACATGATAGTCTTCTTCAACTAATTCAGTCCACGGTGCTTTACTATCTTCAATAAATCCAGGCTGACCTAGCATAACTTTGTTAGTATCTGAGTTTTTCATCGTTGATACTCCTTGCGATTTTCTTGAGGTAATGCATCTTCTTTGATAACAAACTCTCTACCCATAAGATTTCCAAAAAATACACGAGTGTTTTCTTTGTAAATCATACGAAGTTTTACAGTTTGAAAAGCTACTTCTAGAAATGCTCGAGGCTTGTAATTGAGAATATGTGCCTCTACATCTTTTCCGTTATCTGTACAATGAATTTTTACTTTAGCATCGATCATTTAGTCCACCAATCTTCCCAAGGAAAATCAACCCAAACATTATTTTCTGCTTTATTGATTTCTTTACCTACATAATCCATTTTAACATTACATTTGCTGGCAAGATTATCTACAATCACAGCGAATTTTACATTATTATTCCATACTTCTTCCCAGGCAGGATCATCCGGAAAACAACTGTTAGTCCAATCTTTCATGATCCAATTAAAAGTGGCTCCGGTATCATTGATATCATCTACGATCAATATTTCTTTGTAAGTACCATTTTCTAAGAGATCGCTGGCGGCTTCTAAGATACCTGCTACATCAGCAGGATTTTCTACGAATCTTTCTCGACTGTTTGGTCCTAATGCATCTTCAGCCATCCATAAATTGCTTTCTCCACCCTCCCCATCTCGGAGACTGACATTTAATGTCCACATAGGAACATTAAGATAATGACTGATCATTACTGCAGGAATTAATCCTCCACGAGACAAACCTACAATATAATCCGGACGCCACCCACTGATGATAATATCTCTACATATTTTACTAACTAATCCATTTAATTCAGCTTGTTTGATTATGAGCTTGTTCATATCTTTCCTTTAGGTACTGTTCGTGTTGTACCCACTTATTGTTAACTAAAAATCCCCATTCACGTTTGTGCGGCCCCGGCATGAATAATGTCCATGCTGTAACACCTTCTTTTAACTCAATGCGATGATAAGAAGTAGGCTTACATATACGGAAATGACCAGGACCACGCCACTTTCTAATTTCACAACTCTTTTTTCCCTCGGCGTCAAACTGCGGTATCCATTCGTAATATCCGCCTTTAAGGATAAGAGTTGCGTAAGGCCACGGGTGATCATGAACATCGTCTGGATCTCCTTTTAAGAATTTATGTAGGAATACGTTAAAGGGAAAACGTTCTCTTTCTTTTAAAAAGAGATAATACCGTTCGAGATACGGTTCGTTGTGTACACGATCATAAATGATACGCTTACGGCCCAGTCTTTCAAGCAGTTTCAGCAACATTAAAAATCTCCTCAGCGAGATATCGCTTCAGTTCTTTATCAGCAGGTTTTACGGTGTAATTCTGTTTGAAAAATATTTCATAACTATCACTACCGTATTTTCCTATTCCATATAACATTGTAGCATCATTTCCGTCCCATGTAAAGTAATCGATAGTCATTCTTTTTAATCTTTTAAATCGGACGTTATACATGCCCAAAGGCCAGATTATTTCTTTAACTTCATCTTCTGTAGCCTGTAAAAACTCTACAGGATGAGGCCACTTTTGGAGAAATAATGGCAAAACATATTTGACAGCTTTTCTTCCAGTTTGATTGAGCATAATCACGGCTACCATATGCTGCCATTTTTTGCCCCAGTCATCTGTAGCAGGCAACTGTTGCTGTACCATTAATTCGTCCTTAAGCGGCTGTATCATTTTGATCTATGAGATGTACAGGAATCATTCCATAATTCTTGTGCTTGTTTTTTATATTCTTCTAATTCTTGATCTTTTTTTAATTGTTCTTCTAACCACAATCTTTTTTGGTGTTGATATAAGTCTTCAGAAAGACTGTGCCAGCCAATACACTTACCAGTGGGACTGCGACCGCAACCACATCTACCAATATCTTCTTCTTTATTTTCTACTCTCACTTGCATGATTACTCCTTGATTTTATTATTCCAAATATCGATAGTTTTTTTCAAACCTTCTTCTAGAGAAGTTTTAGGTTTCCAACCTGTGGTTTCAGTGATTAAATTATGATTACTATTCAACCAATAAATTTCTCCAGGTCTTTCGGGTTTTGAATTCCAATGAATTTTTCCATTCCAGCCGATTAGTCGACTTATTATATCTGCGTAATCTCTAATTTTGATAGGCTGATCGGGACCTATGGTAAAAATTTTGCCATTATTTACTAGTGTTGGATTTTGAATACAACTAACCCATGCTTCTAATAAATCTTCGATAAAAATAAAATTTCTAAAAGGTTCAGAATAACCGAGATAAATTTCTTTGTTATTTTCTAACATCTGCGTGATGATCTGTTCAGTAACAAAAAAATTGTTATCTTTTCTTCCATAGCTATTTGTTTGTCTTATCGCAGTAAAGGGAAAATTAAAACTTCTATGCATGTATTCTAAATATTTTTCCACAGCATATTTGGCCACAGCATATGGAGCATTTGGATTAGGAATAGTGTTTTCGTCAAATGCTACAGATTTTTTAAAGGAATTATTATTTTTTATCTCGTCACTGATAGGTTGCCAACCATAAACTTCCATTGTACTAGCAAATACAAAATTTTTAAGATTTTTTATTTTGTTAGCCGCTTCTATTAAATTTACACTTCCAACATAATTAATTTGACTGAATGTAATCTGTTCATAAAAACTTTTTTCTACTTCGGTTCTAGCAGCCAGATGAACAATTATATCTGGAGTTTCGGAAAGAACTTCCGAAACCACTGCATCAAAATCTAATAGATCGCTTTTTAATGAATAAACTTCGTGATTATTTTTTTCCAATAAAGGAATCAAATGACTTCCTATAAATCCACTAGATCCTGTTAAAAAGATTTTCATGATTTACCTAGGAGCAAAATCTTGTTGCAATTTAATATTATCAAAGAACTCTTTTTTCGTTCCTGGATCGTCTTTAAATGCACCTTTCAATACAGTAGTCTGTGTCAACGAACTATGTGCCATTATGCCCCTATTCTCGCAGCAGCCATGTGTCGCCTGTACATAGACGCCGACGTCCTTGGCACCTGTGGCTCGCATGATTTCTCTGGCGATGTCGTTGCAAAGCTCCTCTTGAAGCGTGCCACGCCGGGCACACCACTGTGCGATACGAGTGTATTTGGAAAGCCCGATGAGTTTGTTAGCGGCGATGATACCGATATAAGCCACACCATTAACGGGCTGGTGGTGATGACTGCACATACTACGAAGCTCACTACGGACGACCAACATACCTTCATATCTATCCTCGCTGTCATTTGGAAAAGCTGTTGCATCTGGATTGGGATCATAACGACCGCTCATGATCTCATTAAAATACATCTTTGCAAGCCTGCGAGCTGTGCCTTTGCTGTTAGGATCGTTCTCACGATCGATTAAGAGTCTATCTAACACAAGCTCGAAAGCTTCTGTAGCTTCGTCAATAAGTTTGTGTTTCATTTCTTCTGTGACATAATCGCTGATATTGTCACCTGCCCAGAAACGTTTTTGGTCACGTTTCATTTTAAAGCGAATAGCATCTGCTAGATACGCTTCTTGATATCCGCCATCACCTGCCATTGCGTCTAGGCCTGTTTCTTTTTTATCTGTCAATTTTTATTCTCCGAGTTAGTGTCGTGGATGACATTAAATTATACAATAATATTTAGATCTAGTCAACATCAGATTTAAATTTCCCAAACGTGGGGATCTTTTTTAGGAACAGCAAAATTTAGATAAGTTTCTATTTTATCTAAATCGGATTTGGTCTTTAAACTTGTGATTTCGTTAGCAAAATGCAATTCCACACCATAATCTAATGCCAATTGTAATAGTTCGCTTCTTCTAGATACATCATCAGTTAACGCATACATGCTACTTAAAACTATTCCGTCTGGTCTTTCTTTGATGTAGTGTTCGAGAGCCGGTTGCCAATCCAGATGTTCATTTTCAAATTCGTAACTGTTATAACTTATTTTATTTTTTTGACAATATGGTTCTATGATAGCTCTCTGCATAGGAAGGGGAATATTTTTTGTAAACATACTATTCCATCCTGCGTAAGTTATAAATGTTTTACCTGTGTAATCTCCTATCTCGCTAACCTCGTAATCTCCAGGCAATCTCATAAATCCACCGGGATGCCTGCGACCCCACTCTTCGCCTTCGATAAGAATACGCATATCCATACTGACACGAGTATAACCTTCTTCATTATTCACATTACCATGAAGATGTTCTTGAAAAAATAAATGGCTTTGACCAGGATTTAAGGTAACAGGCCACGCATGCTTTAGACATTCATCTTCGAATTTTTGTAAAGACCATTTTTCTTTAAGAACACGTTTAGTAATTTCTCTACTTATTTCTAAATCCATTATCCACATGGTATTAGTTTTTTCAGCACGAGTGAAAGGAGTCCAAATAGTTCTACATCCTCGACCATTGCCTACGAAAATTCCTTGATGGAATTGTAAACGTCTTCCAACTTTAGCTTGATGAGGTATTACAACTCTGAGAGTTCCTTGTCTTTGAATCATGTATCTTTTATTTTCAATACGTTGAGGAACGTAATCGGAAGCAAAAGCATCGAATCTCTCCATGAAATCTCTTCGACTGCAAGCATTCTGTACATGCTGACCCACTTTGACGATCTCAGAAGGAGTCAGATAATTGTGCATAGTTTCGAGTTCTTTGATCTGCGGAACAATTTCTTGTATAACACTCAATGCCCAAGCAGACCAGTTGTATTTTTCTAAATCATAATTTAGTGTTTTGTTGTCCCAATGAACTTGTAAAGGATTCAGCTGTATCATTTTATTGTGTTAACCTGACATGTATAAAAATTTTTATGACTTGAATTGGCTGCACAGTGAGGAGAATTATAATCAAATTTCCATACGTCTCCCTTTTTCCATTTTGTAATATACAATTCTTCAAATTCTACAAAATGTCCAAGCGTCCAATCTTCTAAGAAGATCAAATATCTTAAGCATTGAGAAATATCAATGTTATATTTAGATCTTATTTTATGAAAAGTATCGGAATGAAGAGGAATAGTGTTTCCTGGTTTAATAAGTGTCCAAGAAATCGTTCCTTCGGTGATTCCTAAAGATTTAAAAAAGTCGTTACGGATTTCTGGTAGATTATCATCGAATCCTTGTAATAGATCATTTTTGGGATCACTGTAATTTTTATGAAATAAGTCTTGTTGACCGGTACTTACATTTTCTGTAAAAACATAGGAAGCAAGATCTTTAGACCAAAAATCTTCAATTCGATTACAATATTCTATCATTTTAACATTTTTAAAAGATTATTACAACTAAAATAGTCTTTAGTCAGTAAATCTACTTGTTTATTTAGGCGAGGAAGATAGGCACGATAATTTTCTATATAATGTTTTACTCTATCTACAACTGCCGATCTATGTTTTTTATAAGATTCAAAAGATTCAGTCCATTCGGAAGGGTATTTAAAATCTTCAATTGCCATTTCACTGTAGCTTAGACGATCTGGGACCATGGGAATAGCATCTACTAGAGCACCCTCATACCAACTGATGCCTAATGTTTCTTGTAAGTTAGCCGAGAATATTAGTTTAGCTTCTCCTAACATATTATGATATTCATTTTTAGTCAGCGGATATTCTTGACAGATACGGAATTCATATTGCGGAAGCTGTTCTTTTAAATCTAAAAAGATATCTAATTGCTTTTCTGGAGCGATGCGATGAGGAAATAAAATAATGTCTTTCTTTTCCATTCCTCGATACATAGAGAGTGTATCTGGCATATACTCCATAGGCCAGCCTGTTCTAACAATTTTATTGCCTGCTAGATAATCTTCCATATCTTCGTGGCGCCATGGATTTTCTGCCATGCCGTCATTAAGAAGATTATCATCAAACATTCTAATATGAAAGTCAGTAGCAAAGTAATTGTGATCGATAGCCGCAAAAAAACTTTTTTCAGCATGTCTTACCCACGAAGCATTACCAATGAGCCTTCCTAAAAAATCCTGGGGGTCATAACTACCAGCATGCCATAGTGCATGAATAACTACTTTAATTCTAAGTAGTTCACTCATGTACTTTAGATTTATGATACCAGGATGCCAAGCATCAGTAAACAAAAAATGATCACCAGGCCTAACTGCTCCGGCGCAAAATAAACGACTAAATTCTTCAACTTGACGAGACTTATAGATATTAGTCCCACCAAAATTAAGAAAGGCGCCAGGAGTAGTGGCTTTAGGAATATCTTCAGGGCCAGCGATAATTTGAACATCGTGTCCTTTCTTTTTAAGAATTGCAGGAAGATGGGTTTTCCACTCGCCTGTATAGCGTGTTTCAACCGCTTCGAGGTCGACTAGGAAAACCCTCGCCATATCACTGACCTCTGTTAAAATCACGTTTTTCAAAACGTGGTTTATTACCTTGATAAGGTCTACGTGGACGCTTACTTGCCAAATAAGCAGAATAGTTCGCAGAATCTTTACGATAAAGATCTGCAGGATTGAACTCTCGAAGTTCAAATCTACAAAAATCTAGATAGGAATCTAGATCATCCCACACCTTAACGACATCAGGACGGTTTGCAAAATATTGATAGTCCTTGTAGTTACGAGCCATTTTAGCTTCTTCCTTTAGTTTAGTACTTGATAAATGAACCATTTTCTCCGTCTTCGGAGACCTCAATCCAGACCTCACGACCTGGATACTTATTGCTAATAATGTCATACAAGTCGTCTGACATCATTTCGCAACTCTTGTAGTCAAGGCTTAGAACGGCACCTTGACCATTATACAGCGACTCGAGCCATCGTTTGAATTGGATGAATTCGATGTCCCTGTCATTGTGTTGCACAGAGATCCACACCCTGAAATGAAAAATGTGGCGATGGGGATAGCCCAAAAACGATACGTCATATTCATCTCCTGTTGCTAATGAAGGATCTGTTAATGCCGCCGGATATTTATGGATACCTTCTTTACGGAAGGTAACCCAAATCATTTTGTTAGGTCGAACATCTTGCCGAATAATCACTTTAACATTCCTTCACAAAGTGTACGAACTTCAGCGTCGTCCATAAAAAAGTTGTATGTAGAACTTTGGGAAACTTCTCCCTTTTCGTCTAAACACTCTTGAATAAATTCAATACTGTTTAAATCCGCGGGACTAAGACATTTCCGACTTTTAATACGCAGTCTAAAACCTGCACTTTCTTTAACTGTGAATTCTTTCATCTCTTCAGTGCCTCCATCATAACAATTTTACCTAAAGCATCTCCAAGGTCTTGATCTTCTCTAATGACATGCATTGTATTAAAATTACGATCTTTATGATGATCGTAAGTTCGAGTTTCTACAACATACCCACCCGATGCTTTGTAAATTTGCATACGCATACCTTCGCTGGATAGGCGATCAGATTCTACAAGTTGTGGAACATCTTGTTCAAGCTCTTCATTCATTAACCAATTGCGAAGACGCTGTTTCAAACCTAGTTTCATTTTCTTTTCTTTCCTAATTCTACGAGCAGATCTAATTGTAGCCACTTTGGCCTGATTAGCATACCCGATCGATTGCCCATAACCACTCATTTGATTATCTCATCCTTGCCATATTGATCCCAATCGGTAAACTTATCTCTACCGAGTAGATCCTGTAGGTTATGGCACCAAACCCCAGGATTGGTTGCTGCGAAATCTTTGTCGTCTATCTTTAGTGTGGCGTTATATCCAAGTTGATTTAGATAAGGCAATTTTACACTAATCTGCGGAATAAATCTACGCTTTTCAGTAAGACCGCTCTCGAGCAATCCTTCCGTTTCGCGAACATCAAAGTCTAGAGTACACCAAAACTCGTGAATAGAATCAAGGCAGACGTAGATCATATTTTCCCAAGGACGCCAAGTTTCTACATCATTGACTCCGTTGGTTTTAAAACTCTGATTAGCACCGAAGTAGATATGTTCACAACCATGTTCTAGAGCATATGACATAACTTCATAAGGATCGTGAACGCCCACTACGAATAGAGTTTTCATTCCGTAGGCAGGAGTTTTTTCAATCTCAACTCCTGTAAAAAATGTAATATCGGTTTTCACGCCGTCTTTATAATCACGTTTCATTTTGTGTCTTTCAAAATAATATTATCTAGTTCTTTACGAAGAAAATGTTCGTCGGGATCGTAAGCAATACCCTGCCATTCTTTGACTTTAATCTTTTCATCGTTCCAATCATTATGCCAAAACTCTCCATTCCAGATAGCTCGATAACTGTAACCGTCTTTAGTTTTTATATTATAGGAACCAATCTGTTCCGGAGGCGTACCAGCAGGAAACCATTCTGTTAGATCATACTCGATATCGTCCATGTTTCGATATCTTTCCCATTTGCCGTCTTTTTGTGAACCAGCAATATAAAATCCAAAGTCTGTGCTTTTGCCGTTAGTATCACCGCCATCATTGTTTAGTTCTTCACCGTCGTAGTATACTGAAGTAATAATTTCGTTACCGTCAATCTCATCATAATTAAGACAGAGTTTACTAGGATCAAAAGGCATTTTTAGATCGAGATCGGCTTCAAAGAATGTGCCTTTTTCACTGCTAACACCGATGAATACCACGGTTCCCGAAGGCTGGCTGTCGATCCAAACTTCATCTCCACATGACCATTCGGGTTCTGGATTTTCTTCGTCCCAACCGGATATATCGTCTAGTTGTTTTTCATAGACTGTGTTTCCTGTTTCATCGTCGACTTGAATAGTACCGGAGGATCGATCTACTCCCCAACAATGACCCATGTTATCACAATCGTGCCAGGATCCTGGTTCAAAAGGTTGCATTTCTTCTGGAATATTATTTTCTTCTGCATAATCGTAATTATATGCAAATTCACTAACATCAAGTCTATGTTCACGGAAATAATCGTAGGTCTTGCGATCTACAGTGCCCATGACATATTCACCGCCATAGCCCCACAGTCTAACACGATAAGTTCTAGGAGTGAATTTAAGAACGTTGATTAGTTCTTGTTTTTCTTCTTTTGTTGCCATGATTGATACCAACCTTTAACAGAGTTAATTAAATTAAAATATCTAAAATGATAATTGGTTAACATTGGCGGTCTGTGTGGGCAACGACCTTGGCGCCAATCACAATCAATCCTAATGTTTTGTCCGCAAGTTTTGCAATGATTTACCATGTGCTTACGTCAGTGATATCAACGGTAGTATCGATGTCCTTGTCGCTATCGTTGAATAGGTTGAACTTAACAACAACGGTAGGACCAATTCCGCTGCTGTTGCTTTCTTCGAGAGTAAACCATTCTACCTCATGAAAATGTTCAGCCATCTTGGCTAATTTTTCAATTTGAGTTCTATTAAGACAGAATTGGTTACTTTTTTTAATTTTTGTCATTCAGTTTGACATCAATTTGTTGTTTATGTTTAAGTATAGCAATTTTATCTTTTAAAAGCAACCTTTTCTTTTTCAATTCGGTAATTTCGTGATCTTCAAAAACACCAGTTTTTTCTTCACGTTCGATTACCTTGTCCAAAGCTCGGTGTGCTTCTTCCAAATGTTTAATTCTATTTTCATACATACTGACTCCTTATTCTGGAATAAGTTTATCAAGTTCTTCGTCTTCACGTTCGTCTTCATAGGCTGCTTTATCTTCATCGCCTTCTTCGTAGAACAGTTTATTAGCAATACTCTTAACACCGCCGCGTAGTCGAGCCCCTTCCACACCATTCAAGAATCCCAATGTTGTAGCAGTTTCGATCATCTCGAAAGCAGATTCTTTATCGGTACATGCAAAAAGTTCTTCTACGAAACTATCAAAGTAAAGAATATTTCTCGGAACCCAATCAGAAATCTCATCGCTATAGTCATTATCTTTAACCTTGGCTCGATATGTACGCCAATTCATCCTAGGCTTATTTAATAATTCAATATCCATTAATTGATTGGCACGTTGTACAGCTTTGATATGACATTCTACATTATGTCCCATCATTAGAGCATAAGCAAAACTATCCCAAGAAGTTTTACCTTCTTTTCCGATTTTGTTTAGCATGCCTGGTGCATAGTGGCAGATATCAGCGATCGTAAGTCTGCGACCGAAATCGCTTTCGAAAGGAAAAGGTATATCGTGCCGTCCGGCAAGACCCTTATTGTCCGGGGCTTTATCCATGATAACACTCCATCGTTTAGGGGTGTGCTGGGCGTTAGTATATACCAATCCGTGAGCTGTTGCGATGAATGGACTTGCGCAGTCGAAGGAGATAGTGAAGTTTTCATTTATGTGCTTTCTGATCTGTCGTTGGATACTAGTTAGATAACAACTCCAATCTAACTGTGCGGTACCTAGGAAGTGCATCCAATCTTTGCCTTCTAACATACCGTCAAACTTCATAGTGATAAGACGCTTAAGAGTTACGGGCATTTTACACATATTAGCACCGCCCATAGCCCAACCTTCCGCGGCCTTATCTCCATATTCTTTGGTATCACTAAATTTTTTTACTGCTTGATACCAAGCTTCGGCAGTTTCCCAATTTGATCCTTGCAGAACATTAAGAAGTTTAGTACCGCCATTAGCTACACCTACCCTATTTTGAATAAAGTATTCGTTGTTAAAACAAGTTTTCTCTAAACAATCTTCAAATGTTTTCAAACCAGTCTTCGGACTATGAATATGATCACAGGCCCATGTTGGAACGTCCAGCATCATTGACCAGTCAGCAGTGACATCTAACCAGGTTAATATTTTTTCACGAACTTTATTAGCAGCGGGACCTTCGAAGTTTTGCCAGTCGAATTTAATAACACCTTTACCAATCTGATAACCACCGGAGTCACCTAAGATCATTGTTTTTGAACGATCTCGTTGTTGTATCATCAATTCTTGATCTAGACTTTTTTCAATATCTAACTGTGCGTGACCTGCTGAATATAGAGCATATTTGTAGTAAAAATAGCCCTGCTCGGGATTAAGAAAGTTCATGCCTTCGATACCACGATCAAAGTCTTTAGGAATACGATTTGTAGGAACGA